GCAGGAACCACTCTGATCTCTCCCGCCTCGGCCCGTACAACCAGCGCAGTATGGTTGAACACTCCAGCACTTTCACCATCAGTCGGATTACGCGTCAGCCCTGTAGCGGGATCAACCCACGGAGCGACGATAGCCCCTAGTAAACCCCGGTCCACAGGTGCCGTCGGCCCCCCGCTGCGCCCACCACTCAATAATTCTTTGGTTCTTTCTGGACTATCAGAAAACACTAGCAATTTTTCCAACAAATCTCTTACCATATTTTCCTCGCTGCGCACTCTAGGAACCACGCCGCTATCCACCAAATTCTGCATCATCCCTTCCGATGTTGATTCAGCCAATGCTGCAAGAAAACTCGCCTCTACGAAAGTTGTTCCCTGTTGATCCAGAGCCATTGGCGTCGATGCTCCACCCAATCCCCCCATTCGCCGTCCAGACCTATCAACCCGCTGGCCCGTCCCCGAGGTTGTCCTAAAGGAACCCTCCAATAAATAAACAATACGTTCCGTTATGGCATCCAAATTTTCAATCGAACGCGGCGTCTCTCCCAAGTCGTCCGTGAACGCGGGATCAGGGCCACCGTCGTCGCCAACGATCCAGTCCAAATCTGCGCTATCTATCGAATCCACAAAGGCAACTACGCCCGGGTCAATTTCCCCCTGCCGAAGCGCCGCTACGTCTCTACTAGACAATGGAATACCATGTTTATCTGCAATGCGTTTTCTCAATAAGCGGAGAAAATCCTGAGCAGGTTTAGAAAGATGTTGGTCCCATCCCTCATACGCCGACGAATCCGTATCACCAAAAAGCACAGAAGGAAGAGACTCTATTCTTTCCGAAAGTTCCGCAAAAGAAAAAACCCCCAACCTGTAATCACTAACCAGTTCATCAATAGCAAAGCGAAGTACAGTCTGCATATCCCTAGTAATGTCGCCCGTCAAAAGGGCTGAAAGCGTTGCGTCATCAGGCAAGTCAAGTCCCTGCTCCGTCCGGTATCGGAACGCTTCCAGTAACTCCAACTTCAGCAATCCCTCCCTCAACAAAGCAACAACTGGATCAAGATGCGCGTTGATGCCTACGTTCGCCATAGGTTTATCCCTGTAATGATTCCTTACCCGACTCCCCACCCATGAATCACTTGTTCTCGCGTGTAGTTCCTCATCCGCCGAATCTGAAATATCTTGAACCTCAAAATCTTGCAAACTAAGCATTTCAGAAAGTAGTGAAAATTCCTCCAGTCCCAGCGATTCCAGCAATCTCCTCTGCGTTCCTTGTTGATCTCTAATTTCAGCAAACTGAAGTTCTACCAACTCATTATTACGGCTATGCAGAAATTCTAAATCCTTCACTCTCTGCTCTTCAGAGAAACGATCGTCTTCAGTTAATGCCTTCTGTATCCTGTGCGCCAAATATTCCATCGGCGTAAAGTTTCCGAGATACGCCCTTCCTAATCCTGTCCCACCCTGCTCCGCATCCGTTGTTCCCTCCGGCGCTCGCAATCCATACCCGCTGGCTTTGCCATCACCACGCACGCCTTCCATGCTAATCGGCATAACATCAGGAATAAGGACACGCCCCTTATCATCAACTACCAACACTGTCGCCGCCGTGTTACCGAGAGCCTCCTCAATCTCATCATTATTAGATGTTTCCACACCTTGAATTTTATAAAGCACGCCTTCATATACAAATCCATTTGCAATCATGTGCCTCCTCTCTTCCGGATTCTCAATTCCCGACAACTGTAAAAAAGTATTCATAATGTCATAGAATTGATTTATCCCATTAGACCTAGCATCATAATTTCGACCCTTGTTGCCATGTTTCTCCGGTCCATCAAAAACTAATTGGCGGACAGCCTGACGGAACCTAGCCTGCTCCGCCTCTGGATCCGATATAATTTTCGCTATTCTCTTCAGCGCATCAGAAGCGCCTTCCGTCAACGCTTTGAACGACTTCTTCCATAAGCCGGTGACATCTGTCTCTGGAGGATTAGCAAACAGTTCTTGGATTGGAGCATCCACCGGATGCTCGGGAGGGGCCTCGGGCGCGGAGGCTTGATTAGCCAGCCAGTTGTCGAGGTCCTGTTCCCCCGTATCTTCTTGTGGAACAACAGCCTGCTCCTCTTGCGGAATAACCGCCTCTTCCATATTCCGCTGCGCCTCCCGCTGCTTGCGCGCTTCATTCTGCTGTTGGACGTTCCGCGTAGCGCCGTAGGTATCGATAGTCCTCAACTTGCCCGCTTGGGGCTGCGTCTGTGGAGATACGTCAACATCCTCAACAGCCGTCCCCTCCTGACCCGCATACGATGGCGTATAGTCGGCGTCGTTGCCATCCCGATCGACAACCCGCCACCCCGAATCCCGCACCAAAGATGTTCTGCCTTCTGAAATCTCCCTGCCAAACTTATCCAGAATATGGAAACCACCGGGCCGCTCCCACGCCGTACCCTCTTGAACAATCTTATCCGCGTCCGCGTCAGGGGGATCTTTCTTATACGGCTCCAGCCGCAGGCCGCCCCACCTTGGCGCCATTAGCCGCTCAACCTCTCTTCACACGCGTCACAAAACTCAGCCCACGGATAAGACCGTCGTCGGTCAAGGGGATGAGGGCAGTGTAAGACTAGGTTGACTTGGGCGGCGACAGTTTCACGAATCAACTCTGACATACTCTTACCTGCTATTTCGGCAGCACGTTTCCACTCATCCCTCTCCTCCTCGGAAATCCTTACCAGAATTTGTGCCGTTTTCGTATCAACTTCATTCATCATTTTCTTCTTCCTCAATTGGGTCAACATCGATAATTTCTGCATCTTCTACTTCTGCAAGAACCTTCTCAACAATACCTGCTTCTAAAACTCCAGCCTTTTTCATCAACTCCAACAACTGCATGGACTCGGCTCGGAAGTCAACCTCTCCCGTATTCTTCAACGATTCTCCAGCCAAACTGTGGCGAATGTCCGCAGTCCCACCGACGTTCAAATCCACACGCTGAACCTCCATACCCAACAAACGTGCCCTTCGATCCATGATTCCCAATACTGTCTGAATCGCCTTCATGTCTGGCTCCACCACTATCTCCTCATCTCCGATCTGCTCGCGCCTGAACTGCGTCATAGGCCATACGGAAGATTGAAGATTATCCAAACGCTCCAACTCCAAACGCAGCACTTCAGGATATGCCAAAACGGCGTCACGATTGAGCCGCTCCAACATGCGACTAAGCCCCTTGGAAACAACAGAAACTGAAACGTCGTAACGTTTTGCTATGTCAGCATGAGAGGCTCCCGCCTGCCTCATGCGAAACATCTTCAAATCTCGCTCGGCTATGAATTCCCTAGTTAAATTCTTTTGAACCATGATCTACAGCACTATCCCTATGTTTTGGTGATTCCTTATAATACCGCAGCATGTCAGCCATAAACTCCGCAATGGTCGGTTTCGATGGAGTGATACCGCGAGCCGACTGTTCCTTAGCCAATTGCCTCGGAGTCAGCCCGCCCCAAACTCCATGCATATCAACTGCTGGATATTCCAAAGCCTCGCTCAAACACTCCTGCCTTACGGAACAGGCACGACAAATGCGACGAGCCTCAGAGATATAAGTAATATCTTTATGTTTTTTGGGAAACATCAAGTGAACTTTTCCTTTACAGTTCGCTTTATGTTTCCAGTTGACAACCCCTCTACTGTTATCTAATTGTTCATCGTCCATCTACACCTTTATCGAATGTATTCCGTATCTCTATATAGAGACCATCCTTCGCGAATAGTTACCATCTCCATGTTGAATTTACCATCACCTTCCTCATACTGAACCACTGCTAGACCTTGCTGCCAATTCTCATACCGAGTCAAGGGCCGACCATCTAAATCTGTGCCACCCTTAGTGGATGGAACTGCTCCATCTATCCGAGCCAAGCAACCCGGCGAGGCTGCCGTCACAGTTTTGGGACCATCGTAATCTTCACGAGTCATCTCTGCCCATTCTCGTCTATGAATGTGTCCATATATAACAGAAATCTTCTCACGTTTCAAGTATGCCATAGCAGTGCTGCCACCACTTCGCACAATATCTCCATGAATAACTTTTATATGTTCATTGATCCATACCATTGAAGCCGGGTATCCTGAAAGATATTCAATATTATAATCATCCAAACGACAAAGATTTGGGATACTCAACACCGGCCAACTCTCTGGATGCTTCCCCTGCTTTATACCAAATGCTGCCATAGCATTATCCAGCATAAAGTTCGTTAACCGTTCTTCATGGTTTCCCGCCAACCAACTAATCTGTGCATTGGGAGCAGCGGCCCGCGTCTCAGCACAAATCTCCGTAGCCCTATCGATGGACGCTTGCGTTGTTTGTTGAAACGCTGGAGACAGCCGATACTTCCCCAACTCCGGGAGATCAAGGTTATCTCCTACCATCACCACCAAATCAGGGTTGATGTCTTTCGCGATTGCCAGCGCTATAGCAATGGCATCCTCGTCATGCGTTGGCTCCAACTCTCCATCCTTGTTGCGGAAATATCCAATCTGCATATCGGGAAGAACTACACAGGTCTTCAACGTCGCTTTCTTCTTGGAGGTAGTGTTCTTGGGAAGTTTGACCGCGGGTCCGGGCTGAACGACCGGCCACTCCGGCCCCGTTTCCCACGACGGAGAAATCTGAATACCGACAAGATCGTGGATATGCGGTTCACCATCAGAATCCTTTGTGAGACTTTGATAAACAGAAACCTTCTTGATGTCCCCAATCTCCTCAACGTTAATATCCTGACGTTCGAGAAGTTCAGCCAGCCTCCCTAGGGATTTCTTATTTGGCTGCTGCAACTTCTTGAGGTTTGTCTTCAACTCTCCCTTACTCATTGCCACCCCCCAAAGTCGTCGAACAATGTGGATCGCATCGACATACCTTCCTTC